ATACTAGTATTGGCTTGAACTTTATCACTATAACTGGTATTTGTTACAGATAATACGGAAGTATTTACGCTAGTATTAGCCTGAATTGTTGCAGTAAGAATGCTAGTATTAGCCTGAATTGCTCCGGTTAATATGCTAGTGTTAGATTGAATTGTTCCAGTTAATATACTAGTGTTAGATTGGATAGTACCAGTTAAAATGCTGGTGTTAGCTTGAACTTTATTACTATAACTAGTGGTTGTTACAGAAGAAACAGAAGTGTTGATACTTGTATTGGATTGAATTACATCAGTTAATACACTACTATTAGCTTGTAATATGTTAGCATAACCGGTACTGCTAACTGATGATGTGACAGCTCTAATTAATGTGTTTGATTGCAATAAATTTGTATAACTACTGCCTGATATACCAACATTAGCTGTAATTGACGTATCTCCACCAACTGCCAAAGTGTTTTGAAGTACAGATGCACCAGAAACATTGATTGTATTTGAAATTACTGTTGTTCCAGAAACAGTTAGTTTTCCACCAATTACAGTATTATTAGATACTGCTAATCCAGTACCTGTGTTACCTGCGTAAACTGTACCATTGGCATAAATTAAACCACTTGCAGTTAAAGTTTGTGCTGTGTTTGTAAAATATACTTGTTTGCCTACAGTTAAGTTGTTGTCTATGGTTGCAGAAGAACCTGTACCTGTAACTTGTAATTGTCCTAAAATAATTGTATTATTTCCAACAGTTAAACTGGTACCTGAACCATTTAAAGTTAATGTTCCAGAATCTTTTGTCCAATCATATTTTCCTATTGAATTGATTTCATTAGAATCCGCATTTGTTGCAACTATCCAATCACCAAATGTGTTTGCGTAACCTAAAATATTGACTGTATTTGCCATTTTAACCTTTTGTTAGTAATTGTTGCAACAAAGACTTTATCTCACACATGTCCGATTTGATGCAATCTAGTTCTGATTTTACTTTATTTATTTCTTCTTTTTGGATCTTCATCAGTTTAAGTTTAGCATAATACTCATTTTTTTCTGTATTATCTATAGGTAATATAGCTCTACTGTTTATATCACGAACAAAATTGGTACCAGTGACTCTAACTAATTCCATTTTAAATTCCTGTTCCTGCTGGTAAAGCTAATGCACGTATATCGGTTAAAAACGGTACAATGGTATTATCATTTGTTGACAATACAACTTTAATTGCAAATTGAATGAAAGAATTGTATGTTTGACCAGTTGTTGAACTGGTATAACTAATACTATTATTTGCTTGATTACTTGCAAAAATACCAGGAGCACACTCATACTCATACAAGTCATTTCTGGAAGTTGAGAATGTATTTGGATTTTGCATAGTAGTCATTAACTGCCAGTATCCTGATTCGAATGGTGCAGTATCTAAAGAATTTAGAATTTTATAATAAACATACACATTCGTTCCTAATGGTTTATATGCGGTATAGAATACACGCAAATCACCAGAATCATTACCTGGTGCCAATACAACTTTTTTAGTGAAGTATTTTGCATAAGAATTTCCACCTTTTGGTGAAGTTTCTCCTGTCACAGTAACTACTGCATTTGCATTTCCACTTCTTGTCGCTGCATTTGATATTGTAACTGTTGGATTAGTTATGTAACCTGAACCAGGAGAAATAGTATAAACAGATGTAATTGCGCCATTTGCGTTAGCAGTAAACCCTAATACCGCAGTATTGGATCCAACATCAGGACTTGATACTGAGATTGTTGTGGCATTTACATTATAACCATAACCGGGATTAGTAATAGAGATTACATTATTGCCAATACCCATATTGTTAATGATATATGTAACTGTGTATAGTGAAACACCGTCATCCGAAATGACTGGAGACACATTAGGGTCACTTGTGGACATTGTTGCATATAGTGAGAAAGAACTACTAGATTCTTTTATTAAGGCTCTTTGTCCATTTCCATCAGCTAATAAAATATCTTCAGACAAAGGACTTCCAAGTCGACCTGGAGTAATTGATTGTTCTCCTGTTGGAACATTTCCAGCATTTAATGTTGCTGAATATGTATAATTAATACTTGTTCTTGTTGGTATTAAATCTGTTGTTGATAAATTAAAAGCGTCATACACCCTACTACGAGAATAATTTCCTAATAATTGTGAAGCACTATTTGCGTCTATCTTATTTAAAATATCTTGATGGCCCATTTTTCTATATGGTAAGCCCTTAGGAACAGTAAATTGAACTGAAGCGCTAGATGTTGAAAATAAACACTTATCAATCGTAAACATCAAATCTTTAGTTTGATCGGCGGTCCATGTTATACCATTCTGTGATTCAAATAATGCTCCAATATAAGGAGCAGCTCCAATTTTTGTTGGATTTGTTGGATCGGAGTCTGTTGGATTAGCTTTAGCTGTGGATGGTATAGCTATTTTATTTTGCTGACCATAATAAAGAACATAATCAACTGAACTGGATTTAACAACAAAAGCATATAAAACACCAGATTGAATAAAAACTGGAGCTCTAAAAACAAATTCTGTGTAAGCGTTTGCATCTAAATAGTGTGGTGTATTTGAAACTTTCACATCTCCGGGAAGCAAACTTACTGTTGAATAATCTAAAGCTTCTCCTGCGGGATAACCATTCACTGTTGGTATAATAGAAACTTTCACAGGAACACTTGTTGTTGGTTTATTTTGAAAATAAAGTTTTAAAGAATATAAAAATATACCATTAGGATAAATGTCTTCAGATACCATAAAAGTTTGTGCAACAGGATCTTGTTGTGATATTGGTGCAACTATTGTGCTTGAAGTAGTTTTGGTAACTGTGCTTACTAATCCTGTTTTTTGATTTACTTGTGTAAATACACCCCTAGAAGAATCTAACGATGCAGAAAAATCCAATTTTTGTGAAGACGTTGATAATCCGGATGCAGTAAATGTTGCTTCAGCATATGTTCTTGCTGTTGTTGGATCAGAAGAAACTGTTCTATTATCAATACGAAATACTCTGCTACCTGTTTGAAATTTTGTAGAAGGAATATTAAATAAAGCAACAAAATTTCCAGATTCATCGGTAGAAGGTTTTGCTAATTTTGTTCCTGCTTGTACAGACGAGTCAATTTTTGCTAAATTACCAGTGATCGAATATGCTGAACTAATATCTCCACCCATTTGGCTGTTTACACCCATCGATAGGTTTACTGGAGTATCTAATGTTACAACCTTAGTTACCGGATCGTATCCTGTAATTGTTGCTGTGTATTCGTAAAGACTTGATCTATATTGTGTTGTCATTTATTTTTTCCGATTATTTGTACAATGATTTCCATTTAGTTTCAGCATATTCTTTACTTACAACCAAACCTGACACCAACATAACAGTTATCCACATTGCACTGTTTGGTATAGAAATTGGATTAAACTTTTTACCTTGAATCATATTTGTTGCATTGGTGAATGACCACTTAGCATAGCTCTTTGCTGTTTTACTGTCTTTACCAAAGAAGAAAGGTAATACAGTAGATGCAACAACATGATAACCTCTATGCAACCTTTCACCTAAGAAGTACTTGTCTAAAGTATTTATTGACCAATTTACCAATTGATTTTTCTGTTCTGGATGCCAATCTCCACCATCTGTAAGAGCAGTTGCAACCACGCAACAATGTCCGCCTCCGCCGCCCGAAGGTGCAGCTGCACCTGATGGTGCAGGTGGTGGAGCAACATATGTTGCCGATTGTTCTATTGAGTACACATATTTGGATTTTATGTTTATTGTTGCACCAACATAAAAGTTTGAAATATTTGAAGCTGTAGATGGATCCAATCGTAATTGTGTAGCTCCAACAAACCATTCTCCACCCGTCGGCATAATTACTGCTGTTCCAGCATTTGTATATGTTACTGGAGGGTTAACTGAAGATGAAATAATTGTTCCAGAAGAATTTTTAATTGTCATAGCAACAGAAGATGTTGTCGTACCTGAACTTGTTGCTGCCCATCCAATATTTACTGTTGCTGGAGCTGTAGCTACTGTATATGTAAATGTTGTGGTTGATGCTGGAGTATTTGTTAAAGATGTACCAATACTTACACCATTTGCATAAAATGTTGCCGAACCAGAAGAACCAACCTCAATCGTATATGTTCCAGCATTTTTAATAGTTAATGGAACTGTCCAATTAAAATTTGTACTGTTGGTTGAGTCACCCCAAACGCCATATTGGTTTAACAGGGTTGAATAACCTTGAACGATTGGAGACAAGAAATAGTTCGTTGTTGTACTACTATTTAATGTATTTGCCCATCCTCCACCAACACCACTAATTGAACCACTTGCACCTGTAGTTATAACTCCACTAGAAGGAATAGTTCCTGATGCTGTTGTTGAAGCATAATTTCCATTCACATCAAAGAACATATTTCTAATAGATGTAGTTCCTATTGCATTTGGAGCAGTAACAATATCTGCAACATATAAACGAACTTTTGTTGTATCTGCATATTTGTAAACAGAAATAACACGAGCGAGTGGGTATGGTGTATTATTAACAAAGAAACCAACTATATCATCTTCACTAAATGTTCCGGAAACATTTGATACTTCTATAATATTTGGTGTTGTTAGATAACGAGATACATCAACACCATCAAAAAAGGTTGACACACTGGAATTAACCAATAAACCTGAAGCTCGGATAATAACTTGTTGTGGTCTAATGTAAGGCAATACTGCAATATTTGTCAAATAACCATTGTTTATTCCAAACGTCGATGAAGTTGGATTATATGAACTTGATAGTGTGTTTTGTAATTGACTTGCGTAAGTTTGTGTTGTTGTTTGTGTAAAAGTGGTTGTCGATGCACCTGATGTGGTAACAGAAGTTTTTGAATCTCCAGTTTTTGTTGTTAATGTTCCTGGTATTGTTTGATAATCACCTGAATTTAACAAATTAACGCCACCAGAAGCTTGATATACTTGGAAATTAGGATCGGTTATTAGAATCGCAGGCGCTTGATTATTATCAACCCAATTATCCATTGGAGGATTTAATTCTAAGATACCTTCTTGTTCAATAACACTAAAAGGATTTACTGATACAACACTACTAGCAAGAGGTTGTTTTATTACGTTTGTTACTGTGTAAGGTAAAGTGAATAGATTAGTTTGAGCACCATTAATACTATTAATTTTATAACTGTTAGTATCACTTAAAGTTCCTAATGTTGAAAGAACAACAGGATTCTGTAATTGGAAATTATTAACAACTTGTAGTGCTGTTAATTGATTTTTTCTAACATTAATGTTTATTGCATAATCTGGATTATTAGTATCTGCTGTTCCAAAAGAAGAAAAATCATCAACTAAAATACCATTTTTAAAACGATTCAAACCATTCGCATCGGGAATTTGTAAAGAACTTGCTTTGTTTTCCAAAATACTTAAAGAAGTGTAATATTCCAGATTATTAATACGAGATTCTAAATCAGTAATATCATTTTTAGCCCAACGCTTATGAATAACCTTATTGATTGATAAGTTTGAAGTTGTTCCTGCTGGTGCTTCGCCTGGAACATAAGCTGTATAAGGATCGTGTGTTAAGTTGGCTAATACCAACGATCCTGAAGGTTCATTCGGCAATAAAGGATTTATAGAAGGCGTTCCCTGAATGATTTGTAAACTTTTATCTTTAGTCAAGAGCAGTTTATCTTTTCTTCCCAAATAATACTGGTAGAAACCTGTGAAGTTTGATAAGTTATTTGGTATCAACATACCAATGTCGTTTGTCGAAGTTTGTGTACCTGAATATTCCCAAACATACGCCGTTTGAGAATTCACTCGGCATGGCCTAAAGTCAATACAATCTCTTAATTTATATTGTGTACCGCCTTTAGATGTGTATGTTCCTATTTGTGCATAAGATTCTGCGGATGAAGAAACACCACCATATGTTGAACCTGATGTATTATAAGATTGAATACTAAAATAACCATCACCAGAAGATGCTTGAGTATGTGAATAATAATCTACAACGACAAGAATATTTCCTGTTGGAACTGGTGCACCCGGAAGCAACGAAATAGATGCGTGGTCATAAAAGTTATCACGTTGACCATTATCAAGTGTGAAATAACTTGTAATGTCTGTATAGTTTGAAATTAAACCTGTTGGATTTGTTCCAGCAACACCTGAATCAATAACTTTTACAATTCTCTTAACATCGTTTACATATAACGACATTTTTGCAGAAGATGAAATGCCAGTTTTTGTAATTGCAATTTGACCTTTTGACAAATCTTGCAATGCATTTGTGGTTGAAACGGAACTTAATGACCCAACAGTAGTAGTATTACCTGTAACTAAACTCTTAGACTTTAAAACATAACTTGAAGAATCAGCGCTGCTAGCTTGAACTTGTGCAATAATTGTAACATTTTTGTTGGTTGCAACACCAGCACCAACAGTAAATGTTGCTTGTGTTTTATCTGAAGAAATTGAAATTGTGTTACCTGAAGTGGTAAAATCTAAAACACTACCTGTTGAATTGTCAATAACAATAAACAATTGTTCTGCGGCTGAACTCGATAGTGTTCCTGTTCCTTCAAATCTCAATGGATTACTTGAGTTGCCTGATGTTGATTGTATTGTAAGTGTACTACCAGTAAAAGATTTTTGGCGATATACTCTTTGTGTGAAATATGATGTGGAAATTAATTGTGCCACATAAGGATATCCAACTGGAAATATTAATTCAGGTGCAACTGGACTATAGTATATTGTATCGGAAGTTCCTATTCCATTAACTTTACCAAATGCAGCATTAATATTTGTATTTGCAGTTAATGCATATGAACCTGAACCTGATGTTTTAACAATAGATTCAACATCATAATTTGCAAAACTTAATGAAAATGTTGAACTAGAAGTTGGAGTAACAGTAAATGGATTATACACATATGCTTGTTTTCCTGTTGTATAATTTGTGATATTTCTTACATCAATAATTCCACCAGTATTCATGGTTACAGTAACATTGAAGTATGCATTAGCTACAGCAGAAAAAGAACCATTTGTATCATTAATTGTAAATGAATTTGTTGTACCCGATGCAACATTACCTGAAAGTGTATTTGCAGAAAAGTCAGAAACATATGAATTAAAAACATATGTTTTTGTGTTTGTTCCTGTACCTGAAACATAAACCATATTACGCATAAAAGCGGTACCAACTAGTGTTGAATTATATGTTACATTATTTGTACTAACTATACTTGATGCACCAACGCAGTGTAAATCAACTTGCGGCATTGTAGTAATATCAAACACACCATTTGCCGTATCGGTAACAAAATAGTTACCATAATCCGCATAAACTGCATTATTATTTACGTTTGCAACTGATTGTGCTCTATCGTTTGTAAGTTTTACTGAAGATTGATTTTCTACTCTATAACCGTGAACGTATGCAATACCTTTACTAACACTCAAATCATATGTTGAATTGGATATTGTGTTTGCTGAAGAAGTTAATTTAAAATCATCAACAATATAATCACCATTAGTTTCATAATCGCGTTTTGCAAAATAATCATCAATTGTTGAATAAACAGTACCATCAACTTGTTTAATTACATTTCCATTTTCAATGCGAACTAACTCAATAAAACCATCATCACTACCTAAAGTTAAAGGTAATGTAATCAAGGATAATGTGATAACATAACGATCTGCTCCGGGTGCTTGATAATTGGACGCACCAATTGCTGGATCCAATAATGAGGAATCATTTATATAATCATAAATTGTTTCAGTAATTTGTAAACCAATACGATAAGAAGGAACACTATCATATTTGTCCAAAATAATTGTTTGCGGATCAACTTGAACAAAATTACCAATCGAATACTTTATTCCAGTTAAGTCTGAAACAGAATATCCGTTGATAACATAAAAAATACCAGAAGAAATAGATGCAACAGATGAACGTCCTGTAGATGGAGAATTTGCGACGGAATTTGCAACAGAAGCGTAATAAGTTGTTCCTTGTGTTGTGGCAATAACACTTGCATCAGTAAATTGAGCACCAGACAAGTAAGAAACAATTAAAGTAGGTGGATCACCAACTGTTGTACCACTCGACGTTGTTTCGGCTGTTGCGAGAACTTTTGCAAGAATCGTTCCTGTTGTATCTTGGATAATAGTGCCTGCAAAATTCGACGCTGTTATTGTGATACCATTGAAGGTAGGATTTAACTTAATAAAATAACAATTTTGATTAATTGTAACTTGACCGCCAGAAATTGGAGTGTTTGTGGAATAAATGGCAGAAGCAAAATTTGATATTTGATTTTGCAGAATTGTTTGAGATTGTGTTAACTCACGAGCTTGAACCGCAGAACCTGGTTTAAACAATATACGGTGAAAGTTTTTTGATGGGTCAAAATCGTCAAAATATGGACCAACATTGAAATTTAAAGCCATTTTTTTCCTTTAGTATCCTAGTACAAATTTAAATTGTTCGATGCCATCATTACTTCTTTGAACTCCAACTCTATTCTCAATATAAGTTATATATCCTGAAAAAGGAATAAGTGTGGGTTCAGTCACAGAAAGTACTACTCTCGAAGCTCCTGAAGTTGCACCAATAATCGACTGGCCAACAGTATATGTTCCATTAGTATTTATTAACTGTAAAAGATTGGATGATGTGTTAAAGTTTAAAACTGTTCCGTAGTAAATAACATTTCCGTTTGCATCTTTTTGTTGCACAATTTCATCCGCATTATATACATTCCCCGCACCAGAAGAAAGTAAAAATTGCGTGCTTGTATTATATATAGCACCATTTGCAAGAATTGGTCCGGTTGCACCATAAATTTGAGGATTAACGAGTATACCAACTTGACGATAATTTACACCAGTTGTTGGAATAATACCACCCTCAGTACCATTAAACTCAACTGCATACATGACATGATTGCATCCCAACTCTGAAATTGGATCATATGCATGTCCGCCAACAGGAGAAATTGGTGCCACTGCTGTTGCGCCTGTACCAATTGGTGAAACATACGATAAGTTTGCAGAAGTATATGCAGTTATTGCCACGTTTGCATAAGTGTAATTTTTACCAGAATAACCTGCTTTTACAATAATATCTTTAATAACTCCATTTGTTACTTCTGAACTTGTGACGTTAGCCACAACTCCAAAACCATCTCCTGTCACAGAGACAACAATAAAAGTGTTAACTGCGTCATAATTTGAACCTCCGTTCACCAAATTGATTACCTCGATGTCTCCGTATCCTGCCTTAGTCAGATATGGTTGCGGCGTATTTGCACCAATAGGAACAGGTATCCAATCAGTATCCAAGAAACTTTTCTTGAGACCGGCATCAATTGTATACATATATTTCCATTTATAAAGGTCGTTGCCTTGGAAAATATTGTTTGTACCATAAGAACCTGGCTGAAAATATGGTTCAGATGTGGATAATCCTCCATTATTATTGGCTAGGCATTTAAAAACTTGGTCGTAACGATTTTTTATATAAAAATTATAAAGCGGAAATCCATAGTTATCTTTTGCATTCATATTCACACTATCAGAGTATGCAAAGTAATTTGTATTATTGGCCCAATCGATTCTAGAGATAACCGGAGAAACATTATTATTGTTAATCAATTTGGCTGCAAACATATTCTTGAAAACTTTTTTCAAGTATGATTGATCTTCAGTTGGTTGTGTAGGTGTTTCTGTAGAATTTACTGTATGCCATGGATCTTCTTGGCCAATAAAAGCATATAATGAGTTTATGGGAGAACCATTAACCTTCGCTGTCGGATTATAATAATCCGTCTCAACTCTGATTACTTTTGCTTGATTTGTGAGTATATTAAGATTTGGTACCATGATTTATTTATTAACTGTAGGTTACTTGACAGAATGTATTTGCTAGGTCACCATCAATACTAAAATATTTTATATAAGCTGAATGTAACGAAGACAAAGTGAATGATGCTGTACCGATTGTTGAGTTATTTGCTAAACAACCATGTGTAATAGTATGATTAGAACCGCCGCCAGTATCTGTGTTTGTTAACCATACTTCTACAATCTTACCTGTTTTATATCCAGATAATGAAATTGTTGTTGTTGCATTGGTCTTAAATGAAAATAATGAGGTATTTGCAATATCGATGCTAAGCGTTGTAGTTATTCCAGATATCACATTTGGAGTGAGCACAAAACCTTTTTGTGGATTAACTTCACCAGTAAATACTACATCAACGCCATTAAATGTTGCAATATTTGTCAGTGTATTTGTTCCAACTGGTGTATTCCATAATTGAAGTTGCGTACCTCTTGCCGTGTCTGTATGGTCCTCTATTGCAACAATATCTAAACGACCTGAACCAAGTGGCGCATAACCTGTCGTACCATATCCATTACCTGAGAATCGTGTAAGAATATCACCAGTCTTTACAGCAGATGGATTTGAAACATTACCTCTTGCAGAACGTCCTGCATAAACAACGTATGTATTTGCACCGTATGAGTCGGCGACTATACGAGAAGAAACATTTTGCTTACCTGAAATGTGGATCATGTATCCATCTTGTGATGGTGTTGAAACCGTTGGTGTTGCTGTAATCGTTAATGCTGCTTGCGTAGCAGAAAAACTAGTATTCGTCAAAACAACTTGTGCATTCATATTGACAATGCCCGCCACATTCAAAGTACCAGTAATATTTGCAGTACCATTTGATGTTGTGGTGCCATTAACAATCAGATTACCAGTAGTTATTGCATCAGTCGTTGATTGGATGCCTGTCGCAATTAAATTACCTGTTAGTGTAAGGTCACCAGCAAATATTCCTGTAGTGTTCGCAAGTGCATTATTAGCTTTTGTAAATGCCGCAGTAATACTTGTATTTTGTGTTGAATTGATTGCCGCTTGATTTGTGACTGTTGTGTTTGCCAGTGCAAATGCCGCATTGCTATATGCAAAAGGTGCTGCTGCTGTGTTCTGTGTAGTACCATCGGTGAAATATATTGGATGACCATTCACCATCTTCAAACCATCACCTGTAATCTTAGCAACTATGTTGTTTGATCCTGAACCACCGCCAACAAATCTAATTTCTGTATTTGCAGTAGTTGTTCCAATCATCAAATTTCCACCGGGCAAATTGCCAGTTCCGTTACCTTGAACATACAAATAACCATCAAGTGGATTAATTGCTGTTCCTAAATTATTAAACTCTGCACCAGGTTGATATCCAGGATTTGCAAAACCTAAATCTAAGAAATATGTTGAATCTGTTCCGTTGTTTGCAGTAATAACGTGGTCTGCCGTACCGCCACCATTCAAATTAACAAAGTTTGTTTGAACGTATGATTCACCAGCCAATGAAAATTGAGCAGAAGTATTAGGTAAAAGTGTGGTATTGTTACCTACAATCAATGTTTCATTTAAATATAATCCTTGTGCCAATGTGTGTGCAGAAAACTGGAATGTTTGTGCAGAAGGTATATCGACACCAACAAACAAAGTGTTTGATGTGTTTGCATTGATTGTTGAAAATTTTGGTAACTCTGATATTTTTGTTGTTGACATTTTTTTATCCTATTAGAAGCCAAGTGCCTGTTTCTGTTGTTAATATATTACCATTTTCTGTTCCCAATTGCGCTAGATACTGTGTTCCTACTGGTCCAATAATTTGAACATTATCATAAAAAGAAGTCATACCTCTACTAACAGAAATAAATCCATTAGCACCATTTGCTAATGGACCACTTAAATTAACAGAAGTGTATGGTGAAGTAAATGATGTTACTGTTTGTGCCGCACCATTAACTGTAATTGTATCTCCAACACGAATCATATCCAAAACAGGATAAGCAGTATTACTATAGTTTCCATTGTTGACAATGTTATAACTATACGTCAATGATGATATATTTATTATTCGATTATTACCATTGGCCGCAGAAGTTCCAATTGCTACATTTGCAAAATGTGTCCAAACATTGTCTTGTAATGTTACAGTATTTGCTGCATTGTTTATGCTAACAACTAATCCGTGAATACTGTCAGTAGGACGATTTCCATAACTAAACACAATCTCCGTCGTATTAGCAGTGATGAAATCTGAAATATTAGCGCCATATAAGTTATCAAATTTGATAATGTTATTGCTTGGAGACTGAGCAGTGCCACTAGAAATGGTTGCAGTTGCAGCAAGTCCTGCATAATAACTTAATCTATAACCAGTATCTAATGCATCTGTCAAATTAAAATTCATTTTATTGCTTGATCTCATTGCAATACGACCAATTACTTTTGTTCCTGTTGGATGCAATAAATTCAATAAAATGTCACGATATTTTTCAATTTCTTTTGATAAAGTGATTTGATACGTATAGTTATTATAATCCAAGCTTTGTAAAACATCATATGAACTTGGTTGGCCAGAATTATCTAAGTATTGTCCACTACCAATAACCAAACCATTTAAGAAAGTTGCATTCGCTTTTGCATAACCATCACCGTAACTTATAACACCATTTGCGGAATCAAATTTCGTATTTGTTATATTATTATCGAAAGTTGTATTGTGTATATTTGTATAACCACCAACTAAAGTAACAGCTGCACCTTTTGAATCGATTTTTAATGGCAGAGATTTTTTTGGAATAGAGTTGTAATTGTAGACTCTTAGTTGGTAAATACTATTATTAGCTGGAACAAAATTTTCCAAAGCGTTAATAGAATCAACTCGCGCAAGGTATGTGGCTGTATTTACATTTGCGCCTTGATATATTATATCTCCAGCTGTCGGAATACTCAATACTGATACATTCGAAACTATTAAATCTTGAACTCTTAAAGAAACTGTTGGCGCAGCAACGTAATCTTGACCATTATCTATAATCTCAAAAGATGTAATTGCACCAACACGATCTAATGTTTGTGAGAATGTGGCACCAGTACCTAAGATTCCTGGAACAGATAATAAAGAAGTACCGAGATAATAACTGTTTGCGTTTACACTAACAGATGCATTTGCAGTTAGTATCATAGAGTTTGCATTCACAACAGATTGTACTGTGCCAATGACAATATTTGTATTAGTTACTAAAAGAGCACCATTACTAAATTGTGTAGTAAAGTTTGTGCCATTTCCTGTAACAACTGTACTAGTATTACTAACAGTTACATTTCCATTTGCAGTGCGTTTTACTACAGCAACTGGCAATCCATTCATGTATCCCATACCACCCAAAGAAATTTTGTTTGATGGATCACTTACATAGGCTGTAGAAATAATTGAACCCGAACTATTTACAGTCACATTTGCAAATGCGCCATAACCTGAACCACCTAAGATTGCAATTTGATCGTTGTTTGCATAGCCTGATCCAGGATTAATAATTTTTATTGGTGCAAGGATACCTAAATTTGAAATCTTTGTTTGTGAGTAAACGTCCGTTGTATATTCAGATATAGCTTCAATCGATGGAGGAGCACTTAATCCGCCTCCTTGGTTTTGCACAATAACAGATGATAGTGGAAAAGTTGAAAATGCAGTAAAAGTAAATGCATTTGCCAAAGTTGTATTTGCATTAGCGCTCGATAAATTGGCAAATTGATATTTTTGTTGAGTCCAAAGACCTGTACTTGAATTGTAAGTGTTTGCACCTGAACTTCCAGCAATATTACCAAGATAGTGATATTGTTTAAGTTGAATACTATCAGTAGGAATGAATGTTACGTTTGCTATTCCTGTTGGATTCAAACTACCAACTGTGATTATTGGAGCTTTTGGACTTGTTCCAACCAAATTAGTTACATTAATAAATGTGTTGGCGCCGCCAATTTGTGAATTTGCATCCGGTGTAGTATAACCAAAACCTTCATTTACAATGGTGACACGCTTAACAGAACCTGATGTAACAGAATTCACTATTGCAGATGCACCAATTGCACCGGCCACATTTGCATTCAATCCTCCAGAAAAAACAACAGGATCACCAACAGCATATGATAATCCTCTATAGTTTGGATCAATTTTAATTTGACTTATTTGACAAACAATTAAAGCCGTTAAAACTTTAGAACCAACAGTTTTTTTTGAAACTATTTTATCATTAAGAAAATAAATTGGTTGATTGTTGGCATCAACAACAGTAACAGTTTCTCCTGATTGAAATAATCTTTCAATATTTGAAATGAATACTTCTGTTTTAAGACCATCAAAGATTGCTGTTTCAACTGTTGCAATAGATTTTGATATATTTCCAAACAAACGAAGATTTTGAATATTCAAAAAATTCTTATCAGCGGTTGCTAATTTCAGGCTTCTAGGAACATACCATTTACCAGAAGAAGCTTTCAATAAAACGTCTTTTGTGTAAAGAAATTCTACATCTGAATTATAGAGTACGCGAAAAAGAAATTTATATGAAGCCGGAGTTCCCTTGCTTTGATATAGTTGTTTTGCTATCTTAATTGCTTTTGCTTTGTCTGATAAAATTTCTTGTGGAAAAAAAGACAAAAAATCATTAAGATAGTATTGAAGAAATTCATCTGTTGTTGAATCCACGTCCATGTGGTTTAACAAATTTTTACTATAATCTAAAGTATTGTTTTGTTGTTCCATCCATTCATAGTAAGCCTGAACAAACAACACAAAATTTGCATAGTTTGGATCTTCACTAATGAACTTAGGTAGTTCATATGGAACCAATAACGATGTTTTATGATTGCTTTGTATCATTTAATTAACTTTTTTTGGCAGTAACAGAAACACTTACAGCATTTGGATCATAAGGATCAATTGTAATTATTCTATTTAAAGACGATGAGATAATTGTTGTTGTTGGTTGTGCGGAGATAGTTAACTGACCTAAATCATTATTTATTGCAATAGGATTAAAGTTAGTCAACACAACAATACCATTTTTATAATCGATTGTGCCTGCATTATTTAAAACTATAATCTTACCTTTCACAGCATCATTGTAGTAACTTCTGATTACTCCATATTGTCCTTGTAGTTTTACAACAACGGCCGCACCTGTGCCTGTTGTATCTCCGGGAGCTGGAACAATAGTAGCTATCGCAACTGTATAATTTATTCCAGGATTTGTTACAGTAACTGCATAGAGTTTGTTGTTGACAATTTTAGCAGTAGCGGTTGCACCTGTTCCATCACCAGTTATAACCACAGTTGGTGTTCCAGAATAATTATAACCTGTACTAATCACTGAAATAGAATCTACACCAACTGTAGAAGTTGGAACTTCTTCAAAATAAACACCACTCAATGTTGTTGCTGGATTACCTGGATTTGGTATCGTTACACCAGGATAACTAGATAAAGATGTTCCATATAAACCACGTTTTAACGAACTATTGAAATAAAGATTATAATTGCTTGATGTTCCAAGTGTTGGATAAAACTTCTTTTGAATATTGATTGTGAAATCTGAAGAAATAATCGATTTATCGTAAGCGTTAATCTTACTCAACAAATCATATGAACTAAATGTGGAATTAAAAGTGTTTAGATTAGTTGTTGAATAACTATAAATTGTATTTGATAGTCCTGATTGTAATGTTCCGGCAGTTAAAGTTGTCTTTGCTGAATTGTAAACTACATTTGCAGATACTTGAATGTAGTTATAATCGGTGTCAACAATAACTGGTTCTACTGTCAAAACACTAATTGGTTTGAGAACTTGAGAAACAATTAATTGTTTTTGATTCATCGTCAAGTCATATGCACCAGCCGGTTTCATTGCAATAAACACTTGACCGTAAACAGGAGGAATATTTTCTTCACCGCCCCAAACTGATACTGCGTCAAATGATATACCTAAAGAGTTTTGTTGAACTGCTGTAATATAATCATTCTTACTGACTGCACGACCCTGAGAAGCAAAAGCTTTTGGTGCTTGAAACTTTATAGAAGAAATACTTTCTTTATTTGAACCTAAAGAAGCCGCTTGATAAGGCGTAACTGTAACACTTGTATAATTTCCACCTACATTATCCATTAAAACAAAGTTATTTGCTAATCCAGCAGCTGTTCCATTGGTTGAAACATAATTAATTCTAACAATATTGCCATCAGATAGTTTTTTTCCTAAGATGCCATCACCAAAATAAATTTGATAATTTCCGTTGATTGATTCTTGTAAAAAATATACTAAATCTTTTGGAGTTAATTCCAAATAGTTAGTTGTATTGTTGAAAATGTCGTAACTTGTATTGGATGAAGAATTTTGAACAATAACACTGATTGTTGTTGTGTCAACATTTTTATCTAAAATTTCAAAAACATATGAAGGATTCGTCGTTGAATCTACAAGAAAAACTTGTGAAGAAAAAGTTCCTTGTTTTATTTCAATTTCTCCAAAAGAAGCAACATTATTGACAACATCGACAGTAGTTGCTGTTGGTGTAATAAAATTATAATTTACATTGTTTATTGGTTCGGAAAGAAAATTTGTGTAAGCAGGCAAAGTAAATGCTCCGGATGTAACTCCGGTAAAACTTACATTTATGAATGCTGTTGGGCTTATAGCTGATTTAGGCACATAGTTTAACATTTTAGCATGTGAAACGACAGAAGAACGTTGGACTGAAGAATCCAAAAACATTTCATTTGCAACCATATTCAAATAAAATGCATTATATTGGGTGTTGTAAGCAAGAACATCCAATAGGATCGACATATTTGATCCTGTAAAATTATAATCTTTAAATGTTTGTTGTGATTGCAGATAATTTATAAAATTTTGCTTAATATCTGCAAAATCTAAGTTAGCTACTTGAATATTTGTATTGGATGCCATTATCTGGACCTTTGAAGAATTAGATTAACCGCCGTAGGACTTGTATTGTTTCCTATATAAAAACTCACATAAACATTAAAAGAATTGCTATCCAAATTTGCTACAACTTGTAAGTCGTTTATTTTTACCCTAGGTTCATAATTTTCAATAGTTGTTCTTATTTCATTTCTTAAAATTCCAGCAGTCAAGTTATTTGCAGGTTCAAATAATAACTTTTGAATGTTTGAACCAACATTTGGTTGAAACAATCTTTCATAAAAATTAGTTGAAAGAAGATTTCTAACAGAAGAAATGACTGCTTGGTCATCATACCGCAAAGCCAAATCATTTGTCCCCAACATTCTATTGAAGGTTAAGTCTATATCAGAATAAATTTTTTGTAAGTTTGCCATCTTCTATTTATCACTCTTATTGGGAGTTAATTCTGCTTTTAAGTTTGTCTGTTCCTATAAAATTTTGAGCTAGATAAGTTTCTGTTGATCCCATATTGGATAATGGCGAAATTTTTGAATAATCATTAATAATATTTTTAGAATTTGTAAAAAAAGCATTATCTTGTGCGGGATAAGTTGTCATTAGATATATGATTGAATTTACTGTATTGGAGAAACTCTGAGCTGTTGAAAGACTGATATTTGATGTATTTGACCAAGTATCAATTATATTAGTTCTAGTAATAGTATTA